ATTACAGATTGGACTGATGAAGCTGATTAGTGATGATGATGAGGCGCACAGATTAAATGGTACAAAGCGAGAGATAAAGCACGATACAAAACAAAAGAGTTTTAAGGTAGAAGTGATTGACCACAATACAAGTAAATAAAGTATACAACCATCTAACCAACTCTAATAAGAAGATAACATTAGAAGTGGGTGGAACTAGGAGCGGTAAGACATACAATGTTCTACTGTGGATTATTCTACACTATTGCCAACACAACGAAAACAAAACGATTACTATATGCCGTAAGACATTCCCTGCTGTACGTGCTACTGTGATGCGAGACTTCCTAGAGATACTCAAACGTATGGACTTATACGATGAACAGCACCACAATAAGAGTAACCACGAGTATAAGCTAGACAGTAACCTCATAGAGTTTATATCATTAGACCAACCACAAAAGGTTAGAGGGCGTAAGAGGGATTTACTATTTGCCAATGAGATGAACGAGCTGACGTTTGAAGATTGGCAGCAGTTGGTATTTAGAACAACAGACAAGATAGTAGGAGACCTTAACCCTTCTGATGAGTATCATTGGATATGGGAGAAGCTAGAGCAAAGGGAAGATGTAGAAATATACAACACTACCTACCTAGACAATCCATTCCTAGACGATAGCATAAGAAGCGAGATAGAACTACTAAAAGACACTGACGAAAACTATTGGCGTATATATGGACTTGGACAAAGAGCAATATCTAAAGCAACTATATTCAAATACACGGAGATTGATAGCATACCTGATGATGCACAGCTTGTCGCACTCGGTATGGATTTTGGGTTTAACCATCCTACAACTCACATAGCAACATACAAGAAAGACCACAATCTATACTTTAAAGAAATGCTATACAGGTCAAAGATGACAACAGAGGACATACACCAATACTTAAAAGGAGTAGAGGTATTAGGTATGACTTATGCAGATAGCGCAAGACCTGAAATAATAGAACAGTTACGTAGATACGGACACAAGGTAATGAAGTCCTACAAGGGTGCTAATTCTGTACTAGCAGGGATAGACCTACTCAAAAGGTATAAACTCCACGTAACAAAGGATAGCGAGAATATGATAAAAGAGTTTAGAAGCTATAAGTGGAAAGAAGATAGAGCAGGTAGGATAACTAACGTACCTGAAGATTTACACAACCACACACTTGATGCAGCTAGGTATAGTTGCTACTCTATATTAAGTAAGCCTAACTTTGGTAAGTACTACATACATTAGTTTTATAAACATTTGGTTAATTAAAATATTGTTTATATATTAGCACTATAAAACAAACATTATGAAACGTAAGATAGAAAACTTTATATTCGATACAATAATATACGTAGCTGCTTTTGGATTAGTATGCACGTTTTGCCAACTATGCGCTCACGCTGATAAATGGATGGGGTTATGAAAGATTTAAAACTTTTTATAGTGGTTATTTTGACACTAACATTTTTAGTTTGGTCTAAACATTACTTGGGGATATGATAGTAGAAATAGGAAACAAACACTTTAGAGATACAGGGGAAACTATGCAAGAGGTATATTGGAATGAAACCTTTGAGGAGTGGACACCTGTACTATGGGAGCAACAAATGGAGATATGAAACTACACAAGCTACACACAGGAGTTATAATAACCCACATACACACAGACATAGGGATAAGTGTAAAGGCTAGGCATCCTAAAGACAAGGACTACATAGTGTGGGAATTACTACACAAAACACAACAATTTTATAGAGGGCTTTATTAGCCCTTTTTTTTATTCCTAAAAACCTGCTTTATATACGTTATATTTATATGAAGTATGAATTAAACGTGCCTACAAGCCTAAACGAGATAACTCTTGGTCAATACCAACAGTATCTTAAACTACCTGAAGGCTTAACTGAAAACCAAGTAGCACTTAAAATGGTGGGTATCTTCTGCCAAGTGCCTGACACAGTTGTAAGAAACATAAAAGCTGCTGACATACAAACAATAGTAGCAACGCTTACAAAGATGTTTGAGGACACACCTGCACTAACAAGAGAGTTTAAGCTAGAACGGCAAACGATACGGCTTTATACCTAACCTAGACGATATGTCTTTTGGGGAATACATAGACATTGACACATACTTGGGAGATTGGGATAACATAGAGAAGGCTATGGCAGTCCTTTACAGACCCGTACAAGGCAGTATACGATAAATTATATAACATAGAGCCATACGAAGCTAAAGATGCTTTAGACTACAAGCATATGCCTTTAGGAGTTGTATTAGGGTCTATTGTTTTTTTTTACAATTTAGGGAGCGAATTGTGTCAGGTTATGATGGACTATTCACTCAAGCAGGAAATGACCTATCAACAGAAGCAAACTTTGGAGCAAAGTGGGGTTGGTATCAATCAATATACGGATTGGCTCAAGGAGACGTTACAAGATTTGAAAATATCACTAAACTAAATATGCACGAATGTTTATATGCATTAGAGTTTATGAAAGAGAAAAACGAATTAGAAGCAAAAAGAATTAAACGAAATGGCTAATACAGCAGTAAGAGGTTTTTACCTAATCACGCAAACTATAAAAGACCAACTACTATTGGATGAAAATGTCAATACGGTTACAACAGGAGATTTAACAGAGATAGACTTATCCAAGCAAACTATATTCCCATTGTCGCACGTTATCATAAACAGCGCAACCATACAAGAACAAGTAATTAGATTTAACATTACAGTCCTAGCTATGGATGTTGTAGACTTTAGTAAAGAAGAAACAACAGATATATTTATAGGCAACAACAACGAGCAAGATGTACTTAACACACAACTAGCGGTATTAAATAGATTGTTTGGATTGTTAAGACAAGCAGACGTTAGCGATGTGTATTCACTTGATAGCGACCCTAGCTGTGAGCCGTTCTATGACAGATTTGAGAACGAATTAGCAGGGTGGAGTACAACCTTTGACATAACTATTCCTAATGACATATACCTATGCTAGACAATACAGAGGATATATTAAGAGGGTTTGCCAAGAGGGTTATACAGCAATCTAGGACACGACTAACTAAAGGCAAAAAGAATAGTAGTAAGGAATTATACAACAGCCTTAAATACGACCTTAAAACGTCTGCGAATGCATTTATACTAAACTTCTTTATGGAGGAGTATGGTATCTATCAGGACAAGGGTGTAAGTGGTACTAAAAAGAAATACAACACACCATTTAGTTATAAGGATAAGATGCCTCCACCACAAGCATTAGACAAGTGGTTAGTGAGAAAAGGTATTAAAGGAGTAAGAAACGCACAAGGGCAATTTATAAAGAGAAAGAGTTTACAGTACTTAATGGCTAGAAGTATATTTAGAAAGGGTATAAAGCCTAGCAATTTCTTTACAAAGAGTTTTGAACAAGCATTTGACAAACTACCAAAAGAGTTAGTAGATGCATACAAATTAGATTTAGAAGAATTTTTAACATCAGCGACAAGTGGCAACTAAAATAAACGTAAGAAGTCCATATTATGTAAAAGCAAGTAATGCTAGTTTGGCATCAGCTACTTTAAGCCTGTATATATACACAGGTACATTTACAACGGATAAGGGAACAGCTAAATACACAATAACTAAAAACGAGATAAGCAGTAACAACTATGTTGTTTTTGAGATTGCAGAACTTGTAAGGGATTACCTAGATATAGAGTTTGATGGAGAGTACGACAGTCAAACCGTATGGGTTGAAGCTGATATAGAGATGTTTGATGCTATCAATGGTGGTGGTTCTAGTTTAGGCACAACAAGCACAGACTATATAGCTTTTGACGGTTACGGATATTTTGAAGATGCTATCAATCCTGAATTAAGTAGAACGTACCTACAAAGTAATTACAAAATATTCAGACCTAGTGACCAAAATGTTAGAGTACCTGTATTCACAGAGGACACAGATAGCGTTTCTTTTCTATACAAAGGAGAGGTAAAACGAGTACAAAGCATAAGCAGTAGCACAAACACTAACGGACAAATAGACTACATCACAGTATCAGGTGCTGACAATACAGACAATTACAAAGAACGTGTATTAGCAGACGGTGGTGTACTTGAAGACAATAGCCTTTTAGATGCGTTTTTAGACAGCGTAGACATAGGCTTGGTAGATGAACTATATATCAATTCAGATAGTGGCACAGAAGCCGTTAAAATAAGCACAGAGCCTTGTTCAAAGTATGAGCCTTACAAAGTTACGTTTATTAACAAGTTTGGTGCATTACAGGATATGTACTTTAGCCTTAAAAGCACATCGAGCCTAAACACAAAAGGCGAAACCTACAAATCAAATGTAGTAGACTTTGGCACACTAACATACGACACTTACAAACCACAGGTAGCACAGTATAACAAACTAGGGAAAGGAAAGCATAACCCTAAACACTAACTACCTATCAGAAGAATATAACGAAGTAATAAAACAGCTTATGATGTCAGAGCAAGTATGGCTTACTAGACTAGACAATCCTGCACCTGATAGCAACAACCTAGAAACCGTATTAGCTGTAATACCCAAGACACAAAGGGTAACATACAAAACAAGCCTTAATGATAGACTTGTACAATATACAGTAGACTTTGATTATGCTTTTGATAAGATAAATACAGTAAGATAGTGGTTATACAATTATACATAGAAGGGCAAAGGGTTGAGTTATTTAAAGACGAAAGTGTTACAATAACTGACAGCATCCAAAACGTAAAGGATATAGGTTCTATATTTACAGCCTTTAGTCAATCTTTTAATGTACCTGCAAGTAAGGCTAATAATAAAATATTTAAGCACTATTATAATTATGATATTGATTTAGCATATTCTTTCAATGCTAATGATTTAGTTTCAGGGATTATAGAACTAAACAACCTGCCATTTAGGAAAGGTTTTATAGGGCTTGATGGTGTTACATTAAAAAACAACAAAGCACACTCGTACAAAATTACATTCTTTGGAGAAACAGTAGATTTAAAAACAAAACTAAAAGAGACTAAATTAAGTACAGTGTTTCAGGGAGTTACTACTTATGACCACGAGTACGGAGTATCAACTGTAAAAACAGGATTAGAAAGTAGTTTAGCAAGTGGAGCAATACGATACCCTTTAATATCACATACTGAAAGATTGTTCTTTGATAGTGGTACACATACTGCTGATGACCGTAATTTACATTATGATACAGGTGGCGGTGGTGGTGGTTCACATAATCACGGTATAAGATACAATGACTTAAAACCTGCTATAAAATTAAGTACTATTGTAGATGAAATAGAAAACTTTACAGGATTGACTTTTACAAGTGGAGCAAGTGATGACTTTTTTGACGAAACTAATAATCCTTTGTGGGGTACTTTATATTTATGGTTAAGTAGGGTAAAAGGCGCACTAGGCTTAAATGTAACAGGTACAGCAGTTGTAGATATGCCATTTACAGACTTTGATTTTTCAAGTGCAAGCCCTAGAGAATGGTATCCTGAACTACAAGGTACTACCCCTAACTTATCGCCATATTCTAGGATAAATTCAGGAGTTTGGACTATAAGACCACAAGCAGCTTTTTTTCCAAGTGATACATCATACCAATACTATACAACTTTCACGCTAACAAGCACATCACAATATACGATGATTGTTGAAGATGTTACAAGTACACCGTTTACAGTAGCATCAACAACAGGAACAGGAACACTTACATTAAGTAATGTGTTTGTAGGTACAAATAATGT